TCTTGATGTTCTACATCTAAGGCTTTACTTACAATTGTGTCCTCAGCCTTTACTAACTCCGATGGTAAAAAATGGGCATTATTAAGGTTAGTTCCAGTAGAAACAAATATTGCAGAAAAATATAATAAATCAGGTTGTTTATCCCCTGCTCCTGGTAAATCTATTACAGCAGCAACAGCCTTTTTTAAATCATCTGTTTCTTGTTCTAACTGAATATCTGCTTCTAAATAAAATTTATCCACGATAATCCTCCTAAATTATTATTGTTTTTTTTATTTTTAATTCTTATTTTGTAGTTCTAGACATTTTTTAATCTTCCTCATTTTTTATACGTAATTTAGTTAACTCATATTGAAAATTAGCAAACTCACTTTCTGTCATATCTTTAACTGTGTCAGAAAGAGATGCTGTTTTTTGAGGATTAGTTTTCTTTTTCAACCGTGTTGTATTTTTTTTAGCTGGTGTTTGTTTTGTTTTTTTAGTAGGTACTTTTCCTTTTGGTCTTCCGCTAGATGGCGTCCCTGTAGGTGCATTTTGTACCGGTTGGGTTTTTGCTTGTTGCCATGGCGAACCTAAAATACCAAAAACACCGTCTTCAACTAATGGTAATTCTTCTTCCATATTACTAAGTTCATTGGGATAATCAAATCCTAACGCCTCTAAGGAAGTCTGATAACTAAGCATTCTTCTATCAACAAGTTGTGAAATGATATTCATGTACATTATAGTATCTTTAAGAACACCCTCATCCCACCTAATTTTAGGAAAACGATCAAATTTCATAACCTCAGCTATTTGTTGGTATTCTCTGTAGATCCATTTTGTAACTTGACGTCTAGCATATTCTATTTCTTCTTGTATACCTTTAACTACAAGACTTGCTTCTGCGTCGCTCAGGTCACCATTACCATCTATGAACGCTCGGGATATAGAAAGTCCACCAGTCATATCATCATTAACCTGTTCGTATTTACTTTTACCTAGAATCTCACCAATCTCAGGTGAAACTATCTTTTCTACATTCAATGTATGATTCCATACCACATCAAAAGACTTACTAGATGTATTAAATAACTGAGATGCGGCCTCTAATTCTTCTTGGGAAACAACAGGATATTCATCATTACCTATTGTAATTTTTAATATATAATTTGTAATACCATCAAGTGTACTTAAATCAGCTTGTTTTAAAGAACGCTTATATTCTATAGTATCAAACAATCTAAAAGATCTAGGCTTAGCATAACGTTCATATGGCATTTTACGATAAGTAACAGAACCAACTAAACGTGAATCTAATTGTATTTCTCCGCCTTTTTCGACTGTTTGTTTTAGGTCACTTGGTAATGCTTTAATAAGTTCTTTTTCTTCTTCCGTAAGTAAACTTTTATCTTTTTTGAATAATTCTTTCAATTCGTCTGGTGGTGTTAGTTTTACACTAACCTTATCAAATAATAGATTGCCTTCTATATTCACTAGTGTTGGATTTAATACTGTGTATGCTACTGGTAAATGTGATTTTGACCATATATTCTTTTTAGCGCCGGTTGCTGTATTTGTTTTCATTTTTTGACCAGGAATGGGGGAAAGATAAGAAACTCTGGGCTCATACTTTGCTAAAACTTTATAGGTAGTAACATGTCCCGTCTTAAAAAAATCCAAATACACCCAATCCAAAAATTCATGAAAACCAACATCAAACGCCCAAACATCAAAAAAGTTTTTAATATTATCATCATCTATGTCATGCTCAAATCCTTTATTTGCTAAACTTACTAGAATGTTGGTTGTAGATCCAACTAGTGGGTCTGTATTATAGTAATCTATAGCTTTCTTAAATATCTCTGACGGCGTCATCTGCATCGGATCTTTAGTGGCTAAATCCAAAAAAGTTCTATCTAAAGTATCCCTGGATAAAACGGATGCTTTTTCTTTAAATACCTTTGGTATTACACCACCAGTTTCAAGATATGCCAGAGTTTTTGGTTTTGGTGACAAATAAAATGTAGATTTACCAGTATTTTCATCTATCTCAATAGACTTAATACCTGCATCTGGATATTTATTCTTAATGTCAGCAGTTATCTTTTTAAGTTGTTTTTCTTCCATTTATTCCTCTCCTATTATACTAATATCTTACCATCCTGTCCTGAAACAGTTGCTGGATCATTTGTCGTTAATGTATATTTGTAATAATCTTGTCTACCAATTATATCGTCTGGTGAACTATATTCTAATCCACCACTTCTATGCCTGGTGTAATCATCCGCCCACGTCTCAACTGCTGCATTCGGCGTACCAGCACCTGACACTGTAGCCCACCAATTTTCGGCTTGGAAATCTTTATCCATTGTTGTCATGGTTTATCTCCTTATTTTTCAGTATCTAAATCACCATTTGTTCCGTTTGTTAATTTAGTTCTGGCAATTATACGACTAGTAGCTAATACTATAAATCCTCCTCGGTAAAAATGCATTACTCTACTAAATAAACAGGTTAGTTTATTACTTAATACGTCGTTTATTTTTTAAAGATGCTGCATATATTCCACGATCGGTACCTATCATTGGACCACCAGGACGTATACCTCTCTTGTTATTTAATATACCCCATTGAGCATTAGGAGCGTGCTCACGAACAAATCCTGACTTATTATATAATATAGGATCAGCATCTTCTTCTAGTTCTTTAGTAAACATTCTTACACCATGAGCTGCTAAAATCATTGCTGAATATAAATCTTTATTTTGGCCTTTTTTTGGTGTATCAAAATGTAATGCACCGGCACCTGTCTGTGTCACTACTATGTTAAGCATCTGTTTCTTTAAAACCCTTATATTTTCATAAGCTTCAGCAAGAACGTCTGCTGTGGATAACGGTGCCTCTGGAAAAAGCAAACTTCTATCTTCTAACATCGCTAGTGTTGTAAAATTAGCGTCTGATATCCAAGAAGGATTAAAATTTACCATTTCTAATATATGACGACCTTTTACATTACGTTTATCTTTGTCGGTTCTATCTATTATAGGATCATAACCACCATAACCTTCCTCTAATAAATCCATGATGGCTTTACCTCCACCACCCTTATCCATAAAAATTCTTATTACATTATAAAGCTCACATAAAGTTTGTGTAACTTGTGTTAACTCTTGTGTGGTTTTCAATTTTAATTCTAATACACTTACTACTTTACTTGGTTTGCCTATCTTTATTACTACAACACCACAACTAGCACTTCCGCCTTGGCTAGGATCTATTCCTAATATATATTCTGCTCCAGGTTCACCTTTTAATTCTATAGTAAAACCACTATCTATAGTACACAGTTCTAATACTGATGCCTTAAAAAATCCCTCAGAATCTGAAATCATGGCTGCTTCATATTCCATTCTAAATTCTGCGTCTGACATAATACGCTTTGCTTCCATTATATTATTTTTATCTAAAAACCCCATTGGTAAATCCCAGTATGGAACTTGCCACACACAATATTGTGATTTATCACCATGTTCATCCATCTGCCACCAATGATCTTTCATACGACGCCACATGTGATTCAACTTATAAAATCCAGAAGAAGCCATAACCATTTTATTTACAGTATCTTCCTCAAAATCATCTTCTGTTGCGAGGCCTAGCTCTATAAGTCTGTTTTGTTTCTCCAAACGCCTTACATTCTCCATCGGTTCTAACGTTGTGGCGCCCATGGGCCTAACAACCATATCAAGTGTCTTATCTGGTATTTGAGCTAACTCATCAATAAGTAATAAATAGAAACGAGAGCCACGAATTTTTGAACCATCTACACCTAACGGTAATGCTTCTATAAATGAACCACTGGCTCCGCCGATAGATTTAAACCTTAAATAACAAGTATCTGAACCACGTGTTGGTTTTTTCTCACAAGCTTCTTTTAGAATTGGAGACTTACCATATAATTTCTCCACTTCACTGAAGATCATCTTGCTCTGGCGAAATACCGGGCCAATTAGTCCAACCCTATACCCAGGATAAAGCAAACAACTTAACACTGCCAAAGTACCTAGCATAAAAGTTTTTCCTCCGCCACGGCCCATGATAGCAATTGTATAATTCTTAAACCACATATCTTCAAAAATCAAACGTTGTATTGGTGCAAAATCAACACGTAATAAATCATAAGCAGCTATACATGGATTTTCCCTATAAAACTGAATAAGATTTGTTCCTTGATTCATTACCATTTCAAAATTACGTGACTCTTTACGCATTAATCATCCTCTTTTTTACCATCGGTACCAACATCAATATCATACCTATTACCGGTGTAATCTTTGCGTTTTTCTTCCGCTTCTCTTTCAGCTTTTCTATTCATTAATGCTTTTTCGGTTAATTCTACTTTCTTATTATTATCGAACGCTACTGCTAAATCAACTATTGAGAAACCTTTAAATTCATTTGGATCTATACGATCTTTTCTCCTAGTAGACAAATTTTCTTTAAACGTTTTATTTTCTTTTCTAATTTTTTCCACTGCACCAGAAAGGTCCAGTTGTCGATCAGGATTATCTTTTGCTGTCTTCAAAAGTCTAAATTCTAACACTCTATTTTTTGCTAAATCCATTATATCATCCATGTCACCTGACGAGAGATCATCTCTATCAAAATCTGACATGTATACATCAACTAAACTATGATATAAACCAGCTTCTTCTTCTGTAAAAATTTCATTTATAGGAATGATTTCTTTTATTAACTTTGTAGGTTTTGGTGGGTTTTTCTTTCTA